CATCCCTAATTTTTTAGACACCAACGACAATGGAAGAAAAAAAGACCATAGAACAAGAGGTCGCCAAGACGCTCCTTCAGACGGAGGAAACAATCACCATCGGCGACAAGCAATACACCTTCGCACCTCCGAGCGTAGCAACACTTGTGCTGGCTTCGGAGGTTGTTTCTCAATTGCCGCACGTAGCCCTCGACGAGAACCGCGTGCTGGAGGACAGCCTCGCCATTGCCAAGGATTGCCGCAAATTAGGCGATTTAGCGGCGATTTTGCTCATTGGAGCAAAACACATCAACGACGTAATCACTTACCCGGAAATCGAAGAAAAACGGCATTTGTGGGGCTTATTCAAGACGAAGCGCACCGCCATGCGTACCACGACCAAACGAGAGAAGTACGCCAAGGAGCTGCTCGAAGACCTCACCCCCAGAGAGCTGCACTCGCTGACGGCACAAATCATCAACCGGATGCAGGTCGGCGATTTTTTTGGGCTTACCACTTTCCTAACAGAGATCAATCTGACACGCCCGACGAAAGTGGAAACCGAAGCGACAGCATCTGGGCAGTCATAGCCGGGACGGTCAAGGCATTCAACCTCCCCATCCAGTACGTTCTGTACGACATGAGCTACGCCAACCTCCTCCTTTACGGAGCGAGCCTCCCCAGCTACCACAACAAGAAGCAGCAGGGCAAGGACAAGGACGGCAAGCCACAGGAGGTGATCAAGGCGGACGACCCCCGGAACAGAGACAAGGTAAGACAATTTTTCGACTCAATAGAATAACAGGCAATGAACAACGACAACGGCAGATTAAATATCAGCGTAGGACTTGACAACAGCGAGCTACGAGGCAACGCTGCCGAGTCCAAGAACATCCTGCACAGCATAGGACAGACAGCGCAGAAAGAGGGTGAAACCATGGACAACACCTTCAACAAGCTGGCGAAGACCATAGGCGGCGTTTTCGCATTGAGCCAAATACAAGCATTCGCCAAACAGGTGGTGAGCCTTCGAGGAGACATCCAGAGCCTTGAGATTTCATTCGAGACGCTCGCCGGAAAGACCAAGGGTGACGAGCTATTCAAGAGCATCCGCGAATTCGCCGTCCAGACCCCCATGATGGTCAAAGACCTCGCAGCAGGAGCGCAGACCATGCTGGCATTCAATATCGAGACCGAAAAGGTTATGCCGATGTTGCAAGCCATTGGCGACATTTCCATGGGCGACGCTCAGAAGTTCAACTCGCTGACCCTTGCCTTCTCCCAGATGAGCGCAACAGGCAAGCTCATGGGACAAGACCTCCTCCAGATGATCAACGCCGGGTTTAACCCCCTCAGCGTAATCAGCGAGAAGACAGGCAAGAGCATCGGCGAGCTTAAGGAGCAGATGGAGGCAGGCAAAATCAGCACCCAGATGGTGACCGATGCCTTCATCGCAGCCACCAGCGAGGGCGGCAAGTTCAACGGAATGCTGGAGAAGCAGAGCAAGGGTATCAACGGAGCAATCTCCAATTTGCAGGGCGCAATCGACGACATGATGAACGACATCGGCACCTCAACCGAGGGCGTAACCGTCAGCCTCATCGACGTAGCCACCAAGCTCGCCAAGAATTACGAGCAGACCGGACGCATCATTCTGGGATTGATTGCCACATACGGAACATACCGCGCAGCCCTCATCGCCGTGACAGCCTGCAAGGGTTGGGCGACAGCAGCCGAAGCCCTCCACTACAACTGGCTACTCTTGGTAGAGAGAGCGCAGAAGATGCTCAACGCCACCATGCTGAGCAACCCCTACGTTTTGGTAGCGACCCTTATCGCAGGGGTCGTCGCCGGACTCATGTCCATGAAGACCGAGACCGAGAGAGTCAAGGAGGCAGAGGACGCATACGAGAAGAAGAAGCAGGAGGTCATCGAGGCGGAGCAACAGCACCGCGCAGAGATTGACAAGTTGTGCGAGGTCGCCGGAGACGAAGCCACCTCAACCGACCTGCGCAAGGAAGCCCTCGTGAAGCTCATCCAGCAATACCCGGAGGTATTCAAGAAATACAAGACGGAGACCGAGATGCTCGAAAATATCCGCGACATCAAAAAAGAGATTGCGGAGCTGGACGGCAAGACATCCGTAACCAACACCAAGAATGAACTCGCTGGCGTAGAGAAGCGCATCAAGGAGCTGGAGAAGAAAGCAAAAGACGTTTCATACGTTACGTATACCACTTCATACGGTGCAGCATACACGCAACAGGTGGGAGGATTAACCTCAGCAGAGGAAGCAGAACTGAAAATGCTGAGGAATAAGAAGACCACCCTCACCAAGCAGAGCCAAAAGGAAGACGCAGACGCATACTTTAAAGACCTCACCGGAATCAGCGACGAGGAGCTGGCACAGCGCATCCAGACACGCAAGAACCTCCTCGCCAAAATGAAGCTGGGCAATTACAAGAACGGAAAGATTGTCGGTGAGGGCGACACTTCTGGAACATACACCAAGGAAGAACTGGAGGGACAGCTTCAGCTCCTGCAGACCCAAAAAACCTACCGCGACGCAGACAGCAAGAGCGGCAAGACTTGGGCTGAGGACAAGAAGAAAGCCTACGAGAAAGCCCTCAAAGCATATAACGACTACGTGACAGGCGTGACCTCCAAGGACGTGAAAGAGGAGGACTTCAAGAAGAAATCAGCCGAACTCAAGTCCGCCATGGAAGCCGCCAAAAAGGAGTACGAGAAGTACAAGCCAGCCACCGACAGCGACGCGAAATCAGCAGCCACCAAAGCCGCACAGGAGCAGAAAAGGCAGAACCAGACGACCGTCGAGATTGCAGAACGCAACAAGCAGATCGAGGAAATCAAGAAAGCCCAAATCAAGGCGAACCGCGATGCGGAGCTGGAGGCACGACAAGACCGACTGAACCTCGAAAAGGACAGCATCGACAAGACGCTTCAGCAGATAGAAATCGACAAGGAGCGCATGAAGAATGCACTGGAAGACCGCGAAGACGAGCTTCTGGAGCAATACCGCAACATCATGGAGAAGCAGTGGCAGAACCAGCACCCCAAAGCCAAGGACGAGGGGCTGAGCTTCGACCGAACCTCCGTGACCAAGGAAGACATGACCGCAGCCTCAACACAGGAGGGCAACGAATGGCTGGTACAAGCAATGGCAGCCATCGCAGAATCGCGCAGCATCATGGAGAAGCAGAGCAGCAAGGCAACCGCCGACGCTTACAAGTCGCTCATTGAGGACGTGAAGACCTACGAGCAGCAGCGACTGGAGATCCAGAAGCAATACAAGGAGAAGCGCGACAGCCTCTACGAGGACGACGGACAAGGCGGCAAGAAGCTCCGCCAAGGCGTAACCGAGGGCAATGTCGCTGAACTCAACCGCAACGAGACGGAAGCCCTCAAAGCCATAGACCAGCAGTTCGCCTCACGCGAGGAGACCTACCAGTCATGGTGCGAGGAGATAGCCAACCTTTCGCTCAAGCAGCTCGAAGCCGTTCTGGAGGACGCGAAGAAGAAGCTGGACGAGCTGGAGAAAAGCGGCACAGCCACCTCCAAAGACCTCGCTACAGCCAGAGCCAAGGTCAACACAGCACAGGCAGCCGTCAACAAAGCCAACGCCAAGAACTCCACCAACCCCAGCAAACGAAGCATCAAGGAATGGGAAGACCTATACAAGACGCTCAAGGAGGTGGAGCAAGAGTTTGAAGACATGGGCGACACCATCGGTGGCACGATTGGCGAGATAGTATCAGAGTGCGGAACATTCGCGACAGCGACCCTCACCATGATCAACGGCATCGTGACATTGACAAACAGCAGCGCAGCAGGCATCGAGGGAACAGCCAAAGCCGGAGCAACAGCCATCTCCACCATGGAGAAAGCCTCCGTGATTTTGACAATTATATCCGCAGCCCTGCAGATAGCCATGGCGATAGTCAACCTCTTCAACGACGACGACAAGAAGCAAAAGGAGATAGACAAGCTGCAAGACCGCATCGACCAGCTACAATGGGAGCTGGACAACGCAGAAGCAGTCCGCTCGCAGAAGACGCTGGAGACCGGGTCGTACCTCAACACGGTGCGCCAAGCCATAGCCAACACGCGCATCGAGACCATCAAGGCAGCGCAAGCCACCAACAACTGGTGGGCGGTTTGGAAAGCGATGACAACGCGCATCAGCAAGGACAACGAACTGCTGAAGAAGACCGTCGACGAGATAGCAAGTGCTTACGCCAACATGAGCTACACCGCCGACAAAGCCCTCGGCAGCGCGAAGTATGACGACGCACAGGCTCAGCTTAAGAACATCGCAGAGCAGCAGGTGCTGATACAGGAGCAGATAGACCAAGAGAAGTCCAAGAAGAAGACGGACAGCGACCAAATCACCGAATGGGAGGAGAAAATCGCAGAGCTTGGGCAAGAAGCCCTCGAAATCATCAACGACATGGTCGAGGACATCATCGGCGACACATCCTCCGGAATTGCAGAGGAGCTGGCTGACGCATTCATCGAAGCCTTCCAAGCAGGAGAGGACGCAGCCGAAGCATGGGGCGACAAGGTCAACGAGATAGTCGCCGACATTTTGAAGCGGATGCTCATCCAGAAGTTCCTCGAAGAACCGCTCGGCGACATTTTCGACGAGTACAAGAAGAAATGGTTCGTAAACGGACAGTTCCAAGGGCTGGATGCGGTAATCGACTCCATGGAGGGCTTCGCCTCAGACCTCAACGCCGTAGGGCAAGACTTCGCGGAGATTTGGGACAACCTCCCGGACAGCGTGAAGAACATGTTCGAGGTGACAGCAGACCGCGAAGCCTCATCGAGCGGCATCGCCACAGCGAGCCAAGAGAGCGTCGATGAGTTGAACGGACGCGCAACAGCCATCCAGAGCCACACCTACTCCATCAGCGAGAACACCAAGACCTTGCTCGCGACCACGCAGAACATCCTGCGCAGCGTCATGAACATCGAGAGCGAGACCGACGGCTTCAAGGAACGCATGGAGCGCATGGAGACATCAATCAAATCAATCAACAACAACCTCGACGACATCGCCGTCAAGGGCATAAAAATAAAGAACTAATGGAGGAGATCATCAAAGCGATACACGCACAATGGAAGCTCGCCAAGGACGAGTACCAAGCACGCTGCGAAGCCGCCCACTATCTGGAGGCAGCGCAGAAGATAGCAGCGTGCCGGATGTTCAAGGGGACAGAGGACATCCCGGCGATAGCCGCCCTTTTCACCTCGGTGCAAGGGCTGGAGTTCTGCGTCGCAAACAACTTCCCGAACCTCGCAACCTTCCGACTTTTCCGCAAGGTCAAGCCGGAGCAATATAGCGTTTACATCGACGCAGGAGAGATAACGCTCAAGAACCCGGAAAAGGCTATCCTCATCGGACGAACCAACGCCACCATCAAATGCGACGACAACACCCGGCACAACGTGGTGACCATGCACGGAGCGACAGCGACCATTATCGCCAGCAAATGGGCGGTGGTACGCGCGGTTTCAGCCGTAGGTTCATCCATAGTTCGTAGAACCCAAGACCACGCCATTATTTTATGATGACCGGGAGGCTGTACATAGATGGAAAGGACGCATACGAGCAATGGGGAGTATACGTAACCAAGGACGGATGGAACGAGCTAATCGCCTTCCCTCCCCTCAAGGACGTGGATACAAACGACTGGCAGGAGGAAGACGGCGTGGAGGCAGACCTCTCCGACCCGAAGCTCAACACCAAGGAAGTGCAGCTTCAAGTCGCCTATGGCGGCATTTTCAACAGGTTCATGGAGTTCCTCAACCTTTTGGCAGACGGAGCATACCACGAATTTAACGGAGAGTACATAGGTCGAACATTCAAGCTACGCCTCACGCAGATGCCGAACCTCAGCGTAGCACAGGCGATAGGCACAGCCTCGCTGAAGTTCAATAACGACTTTCCCCTCGACGGCTACAAGTACAAAGAACCGAGCAGCAGCGTCATGCAGGTGGAGGATTACCTCCTCGACGGCGTGCCATTCACCAAATACGGATGCCGCATCCTCAAAGGCACGCTTTCAGAGATCCTCAAGCACGCCAAGGTGAAGACGAACCTCGTGCGCAACATTACCACGCAGGACGGAGCAGAGTACGACGACGAGACGGTAACCTTCAGCTCCAAGGAGGTCAAGGTTTACTGCCTCATGAGAGCGGAGACCATCACGGAGCTATGGCGCAATTACGATGCCCTCCTTTACGACCTCATCCGCCCCAACGAGCGAGAGCTGGAGGTGGCAGCCATTGAGCAGACCTTCCCGTTTTACTACAAGAGCTGCCAAGTAACGAACTTTTTCCCGGACGGAAAGATATGGCTGGAGTTCACGCTCACCATTTGCTTCACCGGAGACTTCCGCATCGACACCGAAGACATGGTTCTGGCGAGCGAAGACGGCGAGCTGATATTTACAGAGGATGACCAGTACGCAATCGAGATGCTACCCGGCAAGTTCAGCCTGCCGACCGCACGACTGGTTAACAACCGCACGACGCTCCGCCTCACAGGGAATGGCGCATTCAGATTTAACGACTAAATACACATCGCGATCGTATGAAAAAAATAAAGATTTCAGAGCTGCCCCTTTACACATCACTCAAGGGGCTATTCACCATCGGAACGGACAGCAATAACCGATCCGTAAAGGTCTCCCTCGAATTCGTCGAGGCTCAAACCACAGAGGCAGTGAGCAACGCCAACAACGCTACCGCCGCAGCCAAGGAAGCGACCACCGCGACTAAAACAGCTACCACGGAAGCTAACAACGCCACAGCCGCCAGCAAGACTGCAACGGCAAATGCGGTGGAGGCTACCAAGCAGGCAAACGAGGCGACGACAGCCGCCAAGAATGCCACCTCAGACGCGAAAGACGCAACCTCGGCAGCCAAGACCGCTACGACGGAGGCGAACACAGCGACCACCAACGCCAACACTGCGACGAAGAATGCGAACACCGCTGCTGACACAGCGAATACAGCCGCAGACAACGCCACAAAGACCGCTACAGCCGCTGCTAAGGACGCAACAGACAAAGCCTCCGCTGCAGCCACAGACGCGTCGAAAAAGGCAAGTGACGCAGCTACAGCAGCCAAGGCAACAGCTGACGCTGCCGCAACATCCGCGAAAGCCACCGCCGACGAAGCAGCTGCAGAGGCAAAAGCAACTGCGGAAGCCGCAGCGACCGAAGCAAAAAAGACAGCAGAGGAAGCCGCAGCTGCAGCAACACAGACAGCGGATGAGGCTGCCGCCAGAGCGGACGAAGCCACGCAGAAGACGCTGGAGACCATCGGCAGGCTCGTGCCGGACAGCATGGAGGTAGAGGAGGTCGGCAGGATTACCTACGGCAACCTCACGCCCCGGAAGATTAACGCCCAGCTTTACCCGGAGCAGGTGTTCCAGAACATCATCTTCATCTCAGACAACCAAGCAGTCAAGGTAGCCCCGGACGGAACGCTGACGGTTTGCGCAGTCGGCACCTCACAGGTTCACGTCATCCCGACGAATCGCACGGCTTTAGCGAAGACCCTCCTCATCGAGGTAGGCGAACCGACAGCCAGACTTTCAGCAGCCAGCACGCTGCGCCTCACTTCCACCGGAGCATTCAGACTAAATTAATTCACTAACAACCATAAATAAGAGACAAGTATGGCATTGACAACAGCACAAGAGGATGTCCTCGCACAGATTATCGAGGCATACCAGAACGGTAAACGACTTTCGGATCTCCCGAACGTCAAAGGCACGAACCCCTACGATTTGTACGTAGAAGTCCTCGACACAGACGGCGAGAGCAAGAAAGCAGCCCTCGCATCCCTCCTCCCTTACCTTGAGGAAGACTGCGCATACGGCGTAGAGTTCGACACAGCAGTAAGCAGCCCCACCTGCACACGCATCGGCAACAGCGACCTCCACAAACGCCTGCCCATCCAGAGCCGCATGAAAGGCTGCCTTCTGGACGACAACGGCAGCGTGGTGGAGTACCTCCTCGACAACGACTGGACAGGACAGACGCGCGACGGCTCACGCGGACAGGTGATGGTAGAGCTTCCACTGCACTACGTCCGCTTTGAGACCAGCGGCACGAAGCGTCGCGTTTACCTCAGCGAGTTCCCCCTTCCCGGATACACGCAGGTAAAGCAGAAGTACGTATCAGCCTACCAAGCCACCGTACAGCGCAGCACCAGCAAGCTGGCATCGGTCGTTAACACCGACACCGACTACCGAGGCGGTAACAACAACGCCAACTACGACGGCAACAGCAACACCTTGCTCGGTCGCCCGGCAACCAGCATCAGCCGCACCAACTTCCGCAACTACGCACGCAAGCGCAAGAGCGACAGCACGGAGTGGAATTGCATGACCTACGACATCCAGAAAGAGCTTTACTGGCTTTTCGTAGTTGAGTACGCCACCCTCAACAGCCAAGCAGCATACAACGCAGAGCTGACCTCAGAGGGCTACCACCAAGGCGGACTCGGTAGCGGCGTTTCAAACCTCGACGGAACAAAATGGAACAGCTTCAACGGCTACAACCCGTTCATCCCCTGCGGCTACACCGACAGCCTCGGCAACAACACTGGCGTGGTCGAGTTCCAGATGCCGGAGGAATACAACGCCACCATCGTAAGCACCTACGTGCCGCGATACAGAGGCGTAGAGAACCCCTTCGGTCACATTTGGCAATGGACAGACGGCATCAACATCCGCATCAGCCCGACAGAGGCAAATGGCGGTGACGGCTTAAGCAAAGTTTTTGTTTGCGAAGACCCGGCGAAGTTCACCGACAGCAACTACACCGGATACAGCCACGTCGGAAACGAGGCACGCGACAGCGGCTACATCAAGGAGATCATCTTCGGAGCAGGAGGCGAAATCATGCCAACAACGGTAGGCGGAGGAAGCTCGACATATTTCTGCGACTACCACTACACCAACATACCGACAAGCGAAACACTCCGAGGTGTCCTCTTTGGTGGTTACGCGGCTAACGGCTCGTATTGCGGCTTCGCTTTCTCGGATTCGCATTACGCCCCCTCGAACTCGTATTCGACTTTCGGTTCTCGCCTTTGCTTTATCCCCGAATAGCCGAAGGCACGAAGGCACGAAACCCCGACACCGACCGCTGAACACATTTATATTTGACTAACTTTTTGAACATTATATGGATACAAACAACACCGCACCCATGGAGGGTGAAGACGACGGCAGCCTTGCCTTTCTGAGAATTCCCAGAGACGAGAACAGCCGGAGTATGCAAGGAGAGACCGTCAAGCAGAGCCGAATCGTTAACACCAGCTTCTGGGTGTTCGACTTTTTGGAAGACGTGCCGACACGCTTCTCCAAGACCAAAGGATCGAGCGGACAAACGCTCGTCCAGATACGCGACCGCAAGGACAGCCCGGAGTCCGAAGCTAAGAAGTTTTTCACAGGCTCGCAAGAGATTTTGTACACACTTCGAGAGGTTCGGAAACGCGGAAAGTTCCCAAGACGCGTAACCCTCCGAGGAAACGGTAATAGCTATTATTTAGAATAAACAAAACCCCAAAACAGGTTGGTCGTCTTGGAGGTGTCCACTTTGGTGGTAACGCGAATAACGGCACGAATTGCGGCTTCGCTTACTCGAATTCGAATAACACCCCCTCGAACACGAATACGAATATCGGTTCTCACCTATGCTTTGCGGAAGTTCACCAGAACCAACGCGAGGAAGACGACGACCCTGCCCCTTGGCAAAAGATTTCCGAACCCAGAACGGAGCAAGTAAGAACGCCCCTCGTATCGGCTACCGAAAGCCCCAAATAAGAAAGCAAAGAAATGAAACGGATAGGACACCTATACGACCGCATAATTTCAGTGGAGAACCTCCGGCTTGCCGATGCAAAGGCACGCCGGGGGAAGCTCCGCAATTACGGAGTCAAGGTTCACGACCGCAACCGAGAAGCCAACATCGAGGCTCTCCACGAAGCATTGCTAACGAAGACCTACAAGACATCGCCATACGAAGTCTTCACGATTTTCGAGCCAAAAGAACGCCTCATTTACAGGCTGCCGTACTACCCGGACAGGATAGTCCACCACGCCATCATGAACGTCCTCGAACCCATTCTGGTTTCATACTTCACGCACAACACGTTCTCCTGCGTGAAAGGACGAGGCATCGATGGATGCGCAAGAAGCGTCGCCAAGCACATACACAAGTACGAGGGACGACCGCTTTATTGCCTCAAGATAGACATCCGCAAGTTTTACCCAACAATCGACCACGCCAAGCTCAAGGAGCTGATACGCCGGAAGATTAAGGACAAAGACCTGCTATGGCTCATCGATGAGATAATCGACAGCGTCAACGGAACGCCAGACCCACTGGACAGAACGAAGACGGTGCAAGGACGATCCCTGCCGATTGGTAACTACCTCAGCCAGTACCTCGCCAATTTTTACCTTGCCCCCTTCATGCACCACATGAACGAGCAGCTAAGGATGGACGTGGATGAGTACGCGGACGACATCACCTGCTACGCAGACAGCAAGGAGAAGCTCCGCGAAGTTTTCAACGGCTTCATCAAGCCATACCTCGAAGACGAGCTGCGACTGAAGATAAAGGACAACTACCAGATTTTCCCGGTTGCCAAGAACAACCAAGACAAGCACGGACGCGCACTCGACTACGTCGGGTACAAGTTCTACCGAGAGCAGAAGCTGATCCGCAAGGGAATCAAGAAAAACCTTTGCAGAACGGTAGCCAACCTCAATAAGGCAGAGCCAGCAGTACCGCTCAAGGCGTACAAGCAGCGCATAAGTTCATGGCTGGGTTGGGCGAAGCACAGCAACAGCCGCCATTTATTAAAAACCATCATTAAAAAAGAATACCAGCATGGCATTTTATGACAGCAAGCCCTCAACATTCGAGGCAGTCGGCAACGGCAGCACGCTGTACCGATACAACATCCAAGAGGTAGAAGCCCCGGCAACACAGGACACCGAGGCGAGTGACAAACAGGCTGAGGAGGAGAAGCGCACCCAGTGGCAATGCGACGAGGTGACCATTTGGCATCCCCTCAACGCCAACAAGGTGACGGAAGCCGTAATCGCATCCAGATGGGAGAGCAACTACGAGCAGAAGCTCATCAACGAGTTCAACGCCGCCCAGCTTGGCGTTTACGATGAGGATGAGGCGAAAGCCAAGACAGAGGCATACAAAGCCTTCCTCACCGAGCGTCACCAGCTCAAGGCACAGGTGGACGCAGACTGCGCAGAGTACGGCATCCGATAGCCCGGACAGATGGCAGCGCGAACCACCATCAACACAACCAACCCCTCGCTGGCAGGCGCACACCTGCTGGCAGGGATTGATTGCTTCGAGAACAAGCCACCAGAAGCCAAATGAAGCCCCGTGCTGCCACTTTGGGAAACAAGCAAAGCAACTAACCCAACGACAGCAAACGACGCGACAGACGGCAATTAATAACGCAATAGCTTGACCCAAGAAAATGAAGATATACAACAGCCAGAACAAGCTCATACTGGAAGTGGAAGTTGATGACAACAGCTACCGCAACAGAGCCATCATGGGCGACCACGCCCTCACCCTTTACTACTCCCTCGCGGAACACGTCGAGCTGCCCATTGGCGCATACACAGACTACGAGGGAGAGCGATACTACCTGCTGCTTCGCGAGGCTTTCAAAATGAAGCACAGCCGCTACTTCGAGTACACGGTAACCATGCAGAGCGACCAAGGAAAAGCCTCAATTTGGAAGTTCCGCAACCCGGTGGACGGACGGCTCAAGTTCAGCCTCACCGCCAAACCAATAGAACACCTTCAGATGTTGGTGGACAACCTCAATATGCGCGACCCCGGATGGACGGTGGGCGAATGCATAGAAGACAAAGAACACCTCATCAGCTACGACCACGCCTACTGCATCGACGCATTATCGCAGATGGCGTCAGAGTTCGACACGGAGTACGAATTCAACAACAAGGTCGTAAGCCTCCGCAAGATTGAGCATAACAAGAACTACCCCCTCGCACTTTCATACGGCAGAGGAAACGGCTTCAAGCCGAACATCGGACGCAGCAACAGCAGCGACACCCCTCCAGTGGAGATCCTCTTTGTGCAGGGCGGAGACACCAACATAGACCGCAGCAAGTACCCAACAGACGAAACGCTCAGAGCAACCAGCAACGGCTGCCTCCTGCTTCCGGTTGGCGGCACACTTGGCTACGACGGCGTGAAGTTCGAGGACGAGGACGGCTACAACGAAGCCGAAGCACGCCATTACATAGTGGACGACCTCGGACTTTCCATCCGAAACATAGACCACACGCCAGTCCTCAACGCAGACGACAGCCTCGACCGCAGCGACGACTACCCAAAGCGCATAGGAACGGTAACCGACGTGGTCTGCGTTGACGAGGAGAACAACTTCTGGGATTTCATAGACAACACCATTCCGGAAGACCTCGAATACAACGACTACCTCATCGACGAGGAGAACATGACCGTAATCTTCCAGAGCGGCGAGCTTGCCTCACGCGAGCTGGAGGTCAAATACATCCACAAGGCGAAGACCGTCAACGGCGTACAGAAACAGGCGCGACGCTTCGAGATTGTACCTCAAGAGATAGACGGCGTGACCATGCCCGGCGACACATTCATCCCCAAGAAAGGCGACACATACGCCATCTTCAATGTCATGCTTCCGCAGGCATACATCAACGCATACACCGGAGACAACCCCAAGAAAGAGGGCGCGGAATGGGATATGTTCCGCGCAGCCGTCAAGTACCTCTTCGAGAACGAGGAGCAGAAGTTCTCCTTCAGCGGAGAGCTGGACGGAATATGGGCGAAGAAAGACTGGAACAACATCGGCGCAAAGATAGTCCTCGGAGGCTACATCAAATTTTCAGACGACCGCTTCCAGCAGGACGGAGTGCTGGTGCGCATCACCGGAATCAAAGATTACATCAACAAGCCGCACAGCCCCAAGATTGAGCTGAGCAACGACACCATCACGCCCGGCTTCACGACGACCATGCAGACGCTGGAGAGCCAAGAGGTGCTGGTCGAGGACTACCACCGCGAAGCCCTGCAGTACACGAAGCGCAGGTTCAGAGACGCTAAGGAGACCATGGAGATGATCCAGTCAGCCCTCTCCGACAATTTCACCAACAGCATCAACCCGGTAACCATTGAGACCATGCAGATGCTGGTGGGAGACGAGCGGCTGCAGTACCAGTTCGTCAAGAGCGCGACCAACCCCACACCCGTAGCCCACAACATTACATGGGACAGCGAGCTGAAGCAGCTCCGCGCACCAGCAGGCATCATCCAGCACCAGACGCTCGGCATTTCCTCACTTTCGAGCAGCCACAAAGCAGCGGAATACCACTACTGGTCGGCTGTCGCATGGATGAGCGCATACCTCGACGACACAAGCCAGAAATACTACCTTTACCTCAAAGCGACGAACACGCAGAGCGCAGGCAGCGTCGGAACGGCAGAGTTCCGCCTTGAGACAGAGGCGCACGACTTCGATGGCGGAGATTGCTACTGGCTGCTGGTGGGCGTTTTGAACAGCGAATACGAGGGAGAGCGCAGCTTCGTAACCCTTTACGG